CACATACTTAAATCTTTATAAAACATCGTATTCGAATAATCAGTAATCTGCAAATCAACATCTTTACGAACATGACGTGATTGAAGATGAGATAAAGTAGGAAACCTCATTAATTCGGCTTGTTTCAACCCCATTTTTAAACGCATTTTAGTAATATCTATACGCTGATGAGTGCTAGGGTGAGCAAAAAGATCAAGGAGTACAGCATCAACATCTTTCTTGTAATAAGCTATCACTTTCGGCACAACTTTCTGATAGATAAAACTAATAAAATTATAAGCATAAATATTAGTACCATAAGTTCCATAAGCATGCCCAATAGTAGCAAGTAATATATCAACAGGTAAACGGTGTTCAACATTACCATAAGCTATTTTTGTCACAAACTTACTAGTTGGACGAAATGGCAAAATTTGACATACGTTAGCATCATTCAATTTTACTGAAGATTGAGATATGAAATAATGCTGCAAAAACACAACACCTGGACGAAGAACCTCACCATAGGGACCAACCTCTGATAAAAATTGAGTCTCCACTACATTACGAATCTCATGAGAGAAATTAGCAACAAAGCGAGCAAAAGCACGTTCCCCTAAAACACTGTTCAGTTTCCTAGGAACACTAATAACGTGGTCATCTCCATAAACAACAATACGAATAAGTCCTTTTTTACGAGCCTCTAAAATTTGTGAGCGATACTTACCTCTAAGACACTGGGCAATCAACAAGTAATATGCCATACCAACACACCATGAATCACCATGAGAAGTAGAATCACACCCTGAAGGCATACCACCTACCATAGTGTACCAGCGACCCATAGCAAGATGAACAATTTTTATATCTAATGATTCTAAAGTAAACTTCATCAGACGATCAAACAAATCTCGTTGACCACCCTTAAAATTGGGATCAATATACCTATACCCTTCTGAAATATACAACTTTAAGAAAAAAGACTGGATATGTTTATCTAACTTTCGAAAATCTCCGCTACCAAAAACTTG